AGCCTACTATGTTGCGGAATATGTTAGTGGCAATCTTGATTTACCTCAAGTTTTGGCCTATAAGTCTTCGCGCCCGTTCCACCTTCAGTCTAAAAGCCCAGTTATCGGTTCTTATAAAGCTGAACGAAATGAAATACTCGAAAATGTCTATCGAGGAACTTACCGAGTTGGTAAAGAAGTCTTTAACGAACAATTGGGACAATTTGAACACTACGATGTTCCACTTGACCCAGATTTGTGCAGTTCCATCTTCCGCAAGTGTAAAGGCTTTAGTGGAATGGTTTTTGATGCAAAATTACAATTGTATTCGTTCTATGGCAGATACTATGATGAGTGGAAACAAGACTTAGATTTGGCTATTATTTATTTTTCCAACTCTGAGCAAAACCCAAACGATTATGAAATATCGGAAACGGATTACCTACGAAAGTTTCCGAATATGAAATATCGTAATTGGTTAGCCCATTATCATTTTAATGAGTACTATTCTTTGGAAATGGACACTGACCAGAATTGGTATTGTACTCGGCATGCTTGGCGTATATCTAAATTGTTAGATTTCAATAAGTATTATCCGTATTCTTCTCCAATTTATGCGTATGTTTCGATGTTAGATAGGTATGATGTTTTGCGTAAGTCTGACCAATTGATACAATTCTATACTCTGTTTAATGATATTGTAGAAAAGACTGATTTCCAGCGCGCTATGTTAGGTGCTTATCCTTTTATGTCTGAGCACATGCCATTATATCTTCATGAACGTGATTATAAGGTTGATATGTCTAACCCCTATGTTCGTTCTTTTTTAGATGAGGTGGCTTGGTTTGGTGATTTTTATACTTATGGTAGGTTAGATTCTGATAAAGTTGTTGTTAATAGTCTGTTTTGTTCTGAATTTTTCTCTACTTATTGTAAACAACAAAAACAACGTCTTGATAAGCGTAATAAGAGTAAGAAGTTGAATAATACTATTGTGTTTGGTTCTCGTAAAATTGATTAGATATGAAGAGTGATGATTTGTTTGTTTTGTGTGTGCTTGCTATGATGCTTGCGTTCATTAGTTTAATGATTTATTTATTCAGTGTTTAGTTATGAAAAAATTAGAAATTCGGCCTAGTCGAGCCAATCGACCCCGCAACGCTTTTGACTTATCTCAACGGCACATGTTCACCGCTCCTGTTGGTGCGCTTTTGCCTGTGATGTCTATCGATTTGATTCCGCATGATCATGTTGATATTGATGCTAAGGATTTTATGCGTACTTTGCCCATGAATTCGGCTGCATTCATGTCCTTGCGTGGTGTTTATGAATTCTTTTTCGTTCCTTATTCGCAATTGTGGCATCCTTTTGACCAATTTATTGCAGGTACGAATGATTTTCGCACAAATTTGTATGAAACTAAGAAAGCTCCTTCTGTTGTTCCTTCTGTTAAGCGATTGGATCTTTTTAAGGAAATTTTGAAAGATACTACTGAAGATTTTATGGGCTTTAAAAATCAAGATAATGCATTGCGTTTGCTTGATTTACTTGGTTATGGTTATCCTGTGAAAGCATCTAAAAAGAAAGGTTATGAATATCTTGTATTTTCAGGTTCTGTTACGCCTTTTCGTGCTGCTGCTTATCAGAAGATTTATTCTGATTTTTATCGTAATACTACTTATGAGCCCTATGATGTAGATACGTTTAATTTCGACCATGCTTTTGAGGGTACTTTTACTATTTCTTATTTTAAGAAGATGCTCCAGTTACGTTATCGCAATCTTCCGCTTGATTATCTAACTAATCTCCGTCCTACACCTTTGGTTTCGATGCCTGATGGTATCTCGAGTGCTCTTGCTATTTCTAATTCTAGTGATAGTTCTTCTTTTGGTGTTGATTCTGGTAATCGTTCTGCTACTGTTAATGCTAAGTTTGCTGGTAGTTATTCTACTATCGATGTTTCTTCGGTTCGTGCTGCTTTTGCTTTGGACAAACTCCTTTCTGTTACTATGCGTGCTGGTAAGACTTATGCCGAGCAGATGGAGGCTCATTTTGGTGTTAAGACTTCTGAAGGTCGTGATGGTCAAGTTTATTATTTAGGTGGTTTTGATAGTAATTTTGAGACAGGTGATGTAACTCAAACAGGTGGAACTACTAATGAAGGTTCTTCTGATTCAGGTTATCTTGGTCGTGTTGTCGGAAAGTCTATTGGTGTTGGTCAAGGCCATGTTTCTTTTGATGCTAAAGAACACGGCGTATTGATGTGTATCTATTCGGCTGTTCCTGCCATGCAGTACGATTCCTGTCGTGTTGACCCTTTTGTTCATAAGGTAACTCGTGGTGATTTCTTTATTCCTGAATTTGAAGATTTAGGTATGCAGCCCTTAATGAATTATAATGTTATTGACCATCAGCGTGATGTCTCTGGCCATGGTATTGATGATTTACAGGTGCGTGGTTCTTCTCCATTTGGTTGGCAATTGCGTTATTCTGAATATAAGACAGCTATTGACCTTAATCACGGCCAATTTGGTTATGATGGTGCTTTGTCCTTTTGGACTATAGCACGCATGCGCGCTCCTTTAGAAGGCTTTTTCAACGGCTCTTTTACTCTTAACGATTTGAAGATTTCTCCTCGTGTAGTTGATAGTGTTTTTGCTGTCAATTACAACGGTAAACAAGTTACTGACCAATTATTTGGTGGTTGTTATTTCGGTATTACTAAGATTAGTGATATGTCTGTTGATGGTCTTCCTCGCGTTTAATTATTAGTATATTATGGATAAGTTTAAAGTTATGTTTGGTTATATGTCCGATTCGGATATTGCCGATATTAAAAAAAGTGCTGGTTGTCCATCACTTCCCGAATTAAATTCCGAGATTAAGGAAATTATAGATGTTGTCGCCCCTGTTGATGCTATTACAGGTAATATTGAAAATCCTGTTACTAAGCTTTTGAGTGGTTCTGTTTCTGTCCTTGAAAAAGAACGTATTCTTGCTTATATGCAAAAAGTTCCTTCTACAGGTCGAAATGATGTTTCGGATGCTGACCTTGCTGCTATAATGCCTTCTAGGTATCATTCTACTTTGACCGATATGGATTTTGTCGGTATGAAGATAGGTGAGTTTATCGATGGTGTGAACGCAGCTCAACCTATAGATAATTCTACTGATGTTAGTTCAGCTGAATAGTTTTAGTTCAATTTATTGTTTAATTAAATTCGTTTTAAGTATGAAATGGTTTATTAAAGTTTTGAAAGTGTTGGAAATTGCTCTTCCTTTCTTGAAAACTCTTGTCGAAAGTCTTTCTAAGGATAAGGAAAAGAAACAAGACAACGCTTAGTGTTAGTTCTTAGTTTTTTAATTGGCCTGCCTGCCGTTGGTAGGTAGGCCTTAATTTTGTTTATTATGCTTATTTATGATTTGTCCGATTGGATTGCTAACTATCCAACTCAATTATGTATTATTCCTGCTCTCATTGGTGCAGGTGCTGCTATTGTAGGTGGTGCTATGAACTTATTTGGTGGCTCTTCTAAGCAAAGGCGTGACCAAGCTTTTCAGCGTGAAATGTGGCAAAGGCAAGTTGAGCAACAAGACAAGGTGAATGCCCAACAAATGGCCTATCAGGACAAGGTTAACGCAGAGAATAGAGCGTGGAGTAATGAGAGTGCTGTTCGTGAGCGTTTAGAACAAGCAGGCTATAACCCCTATTTGTATAATGGCCAAGCTGCTGCAAGTAGTGCTAATATTGCTAGTAGTACTAATCTAGGTAATTCAGTTACTGCCCCTGCTAATAATACTAGTGAAAATCTTATGGCAGGTTTAGGTGATGCGTTTGGACAAGTAGGTAATCATCTTGCCCAAGGCCTTGCCTATGAAAAGGCAGACTATGATTTTGGTAATCAAAAAGCAGCTGATTCAATTACTAATGCTGCTACTGGTGCTAAAGCTGGTGCTCAAGCGCAAGAAACGCTAAACAGACTTGAGCAAAGTAAACAAGCTGCTCGCGTTGATGCTGCTACTGCTTTTTCAACTGAGTTACAGAATTCTTTGTCACAACTTCAAGCCTATGATAGTAATGGCGTGCCTATCGTTGATGAAAGTTCAGGCCGTCCTGTAACATTGGCCGAACAGCGTGCTAGAGGTGAGAATGTTCAGTTATTCAAGACGATTGATAAGCTTACTCAAGATATTGTTAATGGCAAGGTTACGGAGAAAAATCTCAATATCGAGTATCTTACCAAGAAGTATAATCTTGGGTACCTCATGCCCGAACAATTGCAGATATTGCAGCAACAATTGGTTAATCTTCGCTCCGAATATCAAAAGATTAACGCTGAAACACGTGTGTTAGGTAGTCAATTTGACCTAAATAGGTCTGCTACAAGATTAAATAACCAGAATGTTCAGACACAACAACGTTATGCTGAACTGCTAGGCCAGCAAACTCTTACTGAGAAACAACAAACTTCTATTAAGAAAGTTGAAGCTTTATTTGGCTCTTCTGAAAAGTTACTTAATGTCATGAATTCAATGACACCTAAGACTAATGCTGAACTTGTGCATTATATTACATTTGGTATTTGGTCTAAGGTTAAGGAGATGTTTGGCGCTCCATCTGCTGACCCTGCTTCTATCCGTCAATGGCTAGGTAATCTTAATTCAGATGATATTATAAATAATATAACTGAAGAATATAGAAGTACTTTGAAGTGATTATTCTACGCTGTCTAATTTTTCTACCATTCTGTTTATTATTTTCTCTCTGATTTGTTCTTCTTTATTGGTTTCTCTTGTTGATACGATGATTGATAGGATGATGACTATAATTGTTATGATAATTATACCTATGAAAGTGTATGTTACTACTCTTATTAGTCGTGCTAGTGCATTTTGTAAATTATCGTTCATATTCAATTCATTTAGTTTATTGCAAATTTAAGTTTTTTGGTTTTCAAATTCGTTTATTGATTAGTTTATTTATTTTTATTTAACACTGCGCTGTGAAGTGCGGTGTTATTCGTGTTTGTTGCAGTTAACAAATTTTACGCGACACTATAAAAATCGAACCATTTTAATACATATTTTAACACAAAATATAAATATCGAACCATTTGTAAATATTTATTAACATTTATCAGTAACTCTGCAACGAGCGCGCGCCGGTACGGCCGGCGCGTAAGACACATGCGCGAAATTTATGAGCGCGTGCGAGGAACGAGCACCCTTATACACTCTCTACTATGAGCGTTATTACGCAGTGAAGAGCGAAGTGTAACGGAGCGATGCAACGGAGTAATAGCGAATAGTGGCCGTCGACGGGACGGCCATTGTGAGCCCGATTATAAAGGAGACGGCGACCCTATGGGAGCAAGTCGACTATTATAATCGTGGCGAGGTGCCTAGTGCTAACGACCACACCGAACGCTACAATTGCATGGCATACATCATTTATAATCTGCACAACCCTCCGTGTTGTGCCATCCTCTTGTTTACTATTGGAAAAACTGACAGCACATTTGCTCAGTTTTTCACCCCTATATTGCTAATCGTGCGCGCGTGACCTCTATACGTGCGTGCGCGTGAGTAATTCTGTTTGTCTAGTACAGGGGTGGGGGTCTG